AGGGCATGTTTATCCCCCTATCACAGTCTGCGAGTAATAACATCGTTAAGATGGTCTACAATACCTTCATGGCTAACCTTCCGTGGGCTGGTGGTGTCATTCGTGGGCAGCGTGATGATGCAGTCAATGCGTTCCGTAACTTCGCTGGACACAAGGCCATCCCCGACGGTATCACAGTCCCTGACGAGTATGTAGTCAAGCCTTCTGACTCTATTGATTTGGTCGTTGATAAGGTTACTCGCTTTTGGGATGAGCACGCCTACTCAGATGTTAAAGCTCTGCAGAACTTGAAGGCACTGAAGTTTGATACACCGACCCCGCCCTCGTGGTTGATTGATGAGGTTGCCAAGCAGTCTAAGAAGACACTGGCTCCCTTCAAGCCGGGGCAGACATTTACAGGGGAGGAGTTCATTAATCTTAAGCGAACGATTAGTGAAATTATGCCCCGGTTGTCCAAGTCACTAAAGCCTGAGGCTGTCCGGTATCAGCAGCAGTTGGACGATCTTCTGAAAAAGAACCTCGTTGGTGGTAAGAGACCGAACAAACAGGGTCGTTATTCTGGTGGTATGGCAGATGTCTGGGAAAATTACCGGACTTTGGGGGAGCATTGGCCTGAGGCGAATGCCTTCATTAAGGCTGCCCAGAGTGGCCCAGACTTTACGAATAAAGCTCTGGCTAGGAGCACTCACAGCATTACAACGAATCCTCAGGCAAAGGGTCCAATACAGCGTGGAGCGGCTGACACTCTGAAGGGCCTAGAGAATTTCCCATCCAAGCAGGGCGCTTTCGTAACCCTCGCTACGACGGGAGCTCTTGGTCATATGTTCGCTGGTATGACTGGAGCTAGTGCGGCCATCGTAGGTGGTATTATTGCTGGACGAATTGGTGTCTCTCAAGGACTCCAGAAGTTTTTGTCAGGACAGACTCGTAAACAGGCTCTTACGAGAATTGCTCGTAAGAAGTATAGAAAAGAACTTGCAGCGGCTGGAATGGCTGCTCGTGATATAGCGATCGTAATGGGGAGCCAAGATGCCTCGTGATGGTAGTGGGAACTACACCCTTCCCGCAGGGAATCCGGTCGTAACAGGTACGACCATTGATACGTCGTGGGCCAACCCCACGATGGCAGACATAGCAGCAGAGCTCCAGGACTCCCTGTCGCGAAGCGGCAAGGGTGGAATGCTCGTACCATTCCTCAATGCTTCTGGTACTGTGTCTAACCCTGGGATATCCTGGTCTGCTGAGACGTCCTCTGGTTTCTATCGGGCGGCTACGAATGACATGCGGGCGGTGGTCGCTGGTGTGACCAGGATGCAATGGAGGTCTGATACCTCCAACCCTGTTCGTATCTGGGCTGACGGTGCATTCCGTAATGTGCTCCATGATGCCTCTGATATCTCAGGTCCCATCTCCTCGGCTACGTTCCTTGAGACACAGATCACTGATGGGGCCATACTCGCCCGTGTGGCAGCAGCGGAGACTGTCAGTGGAGCGTGGAACTTTACTAACTCTGCGATGAATGTCCACCAACAGACGGTCCTTGACCATCAGGCTGCGCTGACTATTACTGAATCACAGATCACTGATGGATCCGTGCTTGCACGAGTGAATGCTGCCGAGGTTATTACGAGTTCTTGGACCCTTGATGGTCCGGTGGACACGGCTGATTTCGGTACAGGTGGTCGGGTTAAGGATGGTACTGATGTATCTCGCCCCATTGGGTTCAACGTACTTCCTCCCTTTGCCGTGGCAGCGAGTCAGAACTTTGATCTAGATCACAATGGAATGATGTGGCAGAAGAGTACGGGCGGAGCTCTGACCTTCACCTGTGCTGACGACCCCAATACTCCACAAGGGGCGACGTATGTAGTCGTAAACCGCGATACAGAGAATGTCACCATTGCAGCCGGGGCAGGAGTTACTCTGTATTGGCTTGATCAATCAGCTTCCGTGGGTTCTACTGGGAACAGAACTCTGGCCCCTGCCAGTATCGCCACCGTCTACAAATATTCTGACGTAGCGTTCTTTGTCTGGGGAATTGGGCTGTCGTGAAGAAAATTCTGGCGCTCGCATTTCTGCTGATGGCAGGCTGCGCCGTTATGATAGATATGAATAGGGAGGGGTGTCGTGACACATCCAGACTTGGCAAAATCCTTACTTGCTCTGATCACGACCACGAATCTTCAGATTCCCGCCATTAAGGCTCGTGAGTTCGTAGAGCTGACGGACTGGCTATCGGCAATTGCCGATGGTCACCTCAGTGTAGTACCCGGCATTCCTCGCCCATCAGTACTTGAACCGCAGTCTCTACAAGCTCAATCGACGGATTCACTTGGTGAACTGCCTCACACAGATGCTCAACAATCTGCATACTCGGGCAACGGACTAGCAGAAACTTGACGGTCCCAGCTTCCTTGAACTTAATGGTGTCTTCACTCGCACAAAACACGCCCAAGGCCATGTCCTTGTCAACGATTTTGTCCGAGGAAAAGCCGAGTACCCGAGTCATTCCTGCTTCCGTCTGAGCCATCATAAAGTAATGGTTCGCTAATCCCATTGCTTTAGTGATCTTTTCTACATCCTTATCCATTTCACTCTCCCGGTTAAAGAGTGAGGGGGTTGCCTGGATTAACGTCGCCCCCTCGGCCGACGCCTAGCACCTGACCAGGCTCACGTTTGGGACTACTTCACTTCTGTGAGGTACCCCTTACGGATCAGCGCCGTAAACTGCGGGGACAGGGTGGACCGGTCAACACCAATTTCCGTCCCAACCAGTTGGGTCAATTTGGTGCGGTCAATCTGCCCTGTGGTATCGGCCTTTAAAAATCTAAGGGCCATGTTCTTTACCTCCACTTCCCTGGGGGTCAAGCCCTTGTCCGTAGTTTTGGTCCCTGCCTTCAACGAGAACCCCTTGCGCCGGATTAGCTTTCCTTCCTGCTTTTTCTTAGGCTTCGGCGGTACCGGCTCTGCTGCACCGTTGGGCAGAGTGCCAAACTCTTGCACGGTCACACCGTATTCATTAAGTAGCTGGAAGGCTTCTAGCCACGCCCCTTGTTCCTCAAATTTGCATGTGAAGTAGTACATGCTTCATTCTCCTAGTCTTGATTTACATACCCATGAGGCAAGGGTTCCGCCCCTGCCTTTCTTGATTGAAGTAACGTAGCTTCACGCTCCGCTACCTCAATGTACTTGTCAATGGCGTGTCTGGCTTTGCGTAGATCCTCAATGCCACCCTTATCACGCCAACGCTCAATCCACTTGGTAATGATGTATTGGAAGCAATCGTACTGCAATCGGTAAGCGCGGTCCCAATGCTCCTCGCCACCCTTCTTATAGTGGGTGCCTCCAATTTGTGTCTGGTTAGCCTCGCTCACAACAATTCCTTGACCCACATACTCGCCAGGATGAGGTAACACACCCACTTGATAATTATAATATTCATCATCAGTTTGTGTGTGAAATCCTGTATAGGTAGGTCTCCGTAATCTTGGTTATCCATTACCATCTCCGAAAGTTTGAGCCTGTACGGCCACAACCCATGTTACCCTAGTCTAGCCTCAGTAGCTAATCGTTTTTGTTCCCTTCTGTCGTTCCATTCCATCGCTGCGGTACGCCAATCTTCAGCCTTTATTCTAATCATGTGGTCCATTCTATTACTCTTATCAAGGTAGGCATCGTACATTGGTAGAGCTACTTGTTCCATCCAAACTGTTCGCGGGTTTACTTTCAACAGCTCCAGTAGGTCTGTACAATCGGCCATTAAGTCTTCATAACTTTCTCCATTTTGAAGGAGGGGAAGGATGTTGCACGGATATGGGTCGTCAATATCAGGAGGAGTCATTTCCTTGTTCCAAATGTTCACATAAACATGAAGGTTGTTAGTCACTACCCGGTATTTCCCAATGGGGATCCCAGTTGCATGAGCTATAAGCTCATGCAGTAGCGTCATGTGAACTGCATTAGCGCCGAGCATACCCCATATGAAGTCGTTGCTGCGATTGCATACCATCATATCTAGCATACCCGTGGGCGACACTCGGAAGTAAATGTGAGTGTTACATGGCCGGTCGGATGATTTGGCATCTGATCCATCAAAAAGCGGGTTCCACATTGAAAGAACTGCCTGTCTAGTTCCGGGTTCTTTGCGAAGTAGATTGATGGTACTTCTAATTTGATCACAGTATTGCCATCTATGTCCGTAAGCACCTCGCAGGATACCAGCATCTGCATATTCCATCATCCTCTTGTTAAATTGTGATATCCACTTGGCATCATTAGAGCCTGCCATCATCCAACAGAACTCCATAACGTGGAAGAAGGGATTGGCGTCGCGCTTTGCGTCTAATAGAACGCGCTCAATGGGGTGGTCTATTGTCAATACCACTGGATCGGGTATGGAGAGGACATCGCCGTTGCGGCTGGCTTGCCGCACCCCCATAATCTTAAGCTTCCAGAGCCCCTCAACGTAGGCTCTCGGAACGTTTTTGGCACCGATTTCTACAATCATTGGCGTAACCCTTTGTTTTTTAAGGTTGTTTTAAACAGCGTCGAGAAAGGCCCCTTTTGGGCAATAGCTAGGTAGCGGCCTACTTATCTCGATGCGTCTACGCTGCTCCTGCGTAGGCTCTTTTTGACCTACCAGTTCCATAAGCCACTCTACAGTATTTGTCAAACTCACAAAAGCAGTTCTGTAGGTCTTGCATGTCTCCTTCCCATTCCAATATTCGCCTTGCTTCGCTCATTAAGAACTGGTAGTCACCAAGTCGTACCTTGGTTTCAAAGAACCATTCAAGCCCGCGTAGCGAGCCTGGGCCGTGGGCGGAGAAGGTGTGCCAATCTGGAGCTCCATATAGGAAGTGGGCAGGAGTGTTCTTTAGATCGGCTACGACCTGTGCTGCTAGGAAACTTCCCAGCCCGTTCACTTTTTGAAGTAGAGCCCACATACCTTCACAGGTAGTTATCCTCGAGAAATCCATTTTGTAGACATCACTTAGGAGGGAGAGGCAATAGTCAAGTTTATCCATGGGGACTCCGCATGTAGTGATAACATAAGCGTTTCCCCAGATTTTATATCTTTCCTTTCTCCTTCCGTCGAGCCGTTCCCAAAGGCTGTTATAGACAAAGGGGACGAGGTGAAGTTTGATACTGTCAAGCGTGCTGATACGGTTGAAGATCCGTGCTGCGACCATTGCGTACTCATACTTATCCCCGAACAGTCCGACGGTGTAGTTTTCTCTGATCCATCTGGTAACTTTGTCGTCCTCCCTGTGAACATTTGTGAAATACGTTTTTTGAAAGACATGGTCTTCACTCCAAGGTTTCGGTTGTCCTGCTTCTTTCTTTTCCCTTATTGATTCTCGCTCCGATATCCAGTACGCCAGAAGCTCCTGCCTCGTATAGTGCTTTCCACCTACCGACAAAATCGATTCGCTTTCCTCCCAACCAGCCATCTTTCGCCTCCTTCTCTTTTACTTTGACGTAGGGGCCGAAGCGTTGCTCCAGCCAGTAGCAGGCTTCCGCCTGTATTTCGGGGGTTCGCGTAAGCGAACAACCTCCTGCCGACTGGCAGGGATACCAATCTATGAATAATGTGGTAATAATCTTATTACCAAGACCACGCTCCAAAAGAGTACAATTAAGAGTAATGTCACCCATAATAGGGAAGCGATCAAGGTCAGGTATTTCACCGGCCATTCGGCGGTTAATACCGAATACACAAACGATCTTACCGTTTTCATTGTAGGGTGGCTTTTGAAGGTGACCCATCTGGCGTGGATGGATTCCGACGAGCGCGGTATCATTGAGTAGTTCCTCCATAAACTGGAACCCCACAGTAATCTTGGGGTCGCCAGCCTTTAGTTTCTTCAATCCCTTCTGGC